TATGTTTGCTGTTGCAACTGCGTTAGCTGCTAACTTAGCTTGTGTTACGTTTGCATCTACTATTTTAGCAGTTGTTATTTGTGCATCAGCAATATGTGCTGTATCTATAGAACCGTCAACGTAATGTTCAGAGTTTATAGAATCGTCAGCTATTTTTGTACCGTCTATAGCATCTGCTGCTATTTTAGCTGTAGTCACGTTACTATCAGCTATTTTAGCAGTAGTTACGTTTGCATCAGTTATCTTAACTGTAGTAACTGCGTTGCTAGCTAAATCTGCTGCAACAATAGTTCCATCTACAAGGTTAGCACTCGCTACTGTTATATCAGTTGGTAGTGTACCACTGTTTAATTTAGCCATAGTAACAGCATTATCTGCTATTTTGGCAGTTGTAACGTTTGCATCAGCTATCTTAGCTGTTGTTACGTTAGCATCAGCTATCTTAGCTGTAGTTATCTGGTTATCTGCAATATGAACAGTATCAATACTGCCATCAACATAATGCTCACTATTAATTGAATCATCTGCTATCTTTGTTCCGTTTACTGCATCTGCTGCAATTTTGGCTGTAGTTACATTACTGTCAGCTATCTTAGCAGTTGTAATATTACTGTCAGCTATCTTAGCAGTTGTAATATTTGAGTCTGTTATCTTAACTGTAGTTATAGCATTGCTTGCTAAGTCTCCAGCTACTATAGTTCCGTCTGCTATTTTGGCAGAGGTAATTTGACTGTCAGCAATGTGAGCTGTGTCAATACTTCCGTCTACATAGTGTTCAGAGTCTATTTGGTCATCAGCTATAAGAGCATTTGTTATTTGATCTGCTCCTATATCAACTGTTTTTATTGCACCATCTTTTATGTCAGATGATAATATTGTTTGATTCTGTTCTTCTTGTGCAGCATATAATAACTGCGTATTGTTGTTGTTAAGATCGCCTGCC